CTTCATAAATCGCATGTTTTGTTTTCCCCATTCGTTGTTTTATTTTATGCCAAGTCCTTTAAACGCAATGCAGGTTCCCCGTGTTCAATAGCGTAATCAATTGCTTCCTTGATGAGATTAATTTCATCAACAATTGTACTTTCACGTAACATCAACGTTTTCCCACTTTTACGTTCAATCCAAAGTTGAAACATATCTTCTTTTTTATGAATATTGCAACCAGATACTTCATAAGATGCAATTCCATCAACAATCCATAGCATTATTGTTTATCCTCCAAGGTGTTAATAAGTTTAGTTAAGTACCATTGTGCTTTGTTCAAATCTTCCATGCCATTCTTATATTGAAATCGTGATGTGTACTTTATTACATTTCCGATAAGATGACCTTGGAATTGTTCGGGTGTCATTTTAGCTTGCATATAATCAATTGTTTCAATTCCACCGACTTTGTAATGATCAGGATTAATATTGTCTTTACTCATTGTTTCACCATTTTCTTATGTGAAAGTTTAGTGTAATCCGGGTAACACACATGATCGATAACTAAGTAATTTGTAATTGAATTGTCTTCTCTTTTAACTTTAATTACTGGATAACCATCTAGTACTTCAAAAACCTCACCTTCTCCTTCAAAATAATTACCACTATCTAAGGTAAGTGTGGATTGTGATGAATATTTTTTTGATTCATGCATTTTAACCAACGGATTAAGAATTACTTTTTCTCCAACTTGTACGTGCTTCATAACATTCACGCAACTCCTGTCGTGTTATATTTTCTGGGTCTTTACCTTTAGGCAAAGTAACCAAGAATAGATTTGTTTTGTTTTTCAATTGCTTTATCACGTGCTTTGTTACCTGCATCATCGTTATCATACGAGAGTATAATGTCTGCTCCCGTTTTAAGCAAGAGTTTATATTGCTCATCAGCAAGATGTGCACCATAAGTACAAACAGCAGTTACACCTATTTCATGATATGCCCACACGTCAAATATACCTTCTGTAACGACGATACTTTGGTTGTAACGGGCGATATCATAGTTGTATAGGTATTGTCCTGTTTCTATGTTTGCGGGTTGGTGTGACCATTTAGGAGTGTCTGATGCACGTGTTGATCGGAAGGACAGCATGTGTTGCACACCGTTGAAGAAGTTGGGTATAACAAGTCTGTTAAATAACTTGTACGTACCTTGCCCATCACGTTTAGCAAGTGTTACCTCATCGATAAAACCAAGGCCAAAATAGTGTAAAGTATCGCTAGTAAAGTTGCGAAAACGAGCAACCAACTTGATATCTCCTTCAACGTTGAACGCTTGTGCTTCACGTTTCTTTTGCCTACCTCTCATCAACTTGATGAAATTTTGAATTTCATGCATATAATCATCTTGTCTTTCACGTATTTCAAGATTAGCAATGTCTATGTTACAAAACTTTGCCAACCATCGTACAGCTTCAACAAAACTTATTTCTTCTTTCTTTTGTACAAGTGTAAAAACATCTCCCCCGCCACAATTTGTATGACAGAACCATAGTCCATTATCACGATTGATTACGAACGATGATGGATTATTACCATCGTGTATTCCGCAACAACAGCGTATAAAGTCTCCATCACTACGCATCTTATCAAATGCATAATGGTTGAGAAGAAGTTCCACATCAAGATTTTTGGTGATGAGGGAGAGTGCATCCACGACTTGTCACCTCTTAACGATATTCTTGGCTTGCATCATATGCATCATCAAGAGCATGATATGGACGATCAGCAAAACCATCCTTTAGTGTTACTTTCATCCCATCAGGAAGAACACGAAATACCTTCCAGTAATAACGTCCAAGTACATCAGGTGTAATTTGTGTTTCGATGCGAATCATTGTCATACCTCCGTTTGTCTTAATATTGGTTTATTGAAGAATACGTTGATTGGTGGACAGTCGGACATACCGTTACGCTGGTATTTTATCCATAACTGCTGATTACCATTTTGAAAACCATCTTTAGCAATACGTTCATCACTCTTGTTAGTCAAGAACATGAGTTTAGATGCTAATTGCAGGATACGATAGGAACCACCAATCTTTGATGCATCAGGATTTTCTCCACCCATATCTTCACGATTTGCTTGACATGCTGAGTAAACTGGCATGTTTAACATACCCGCTAAGTCCTTCAATCCCGATGTGAAGAAACCTAACTTCTGATATTCTTGTGCTGATTTAAAATCACCCTGATTTGAAGGAATTTTGATGTAATCAAAAAACAAGGCAACTATACCGTGTTGCATTTGGAACTTACGCGCCAAAGATACGACTTTTTCAATAGTAAACTGTGGTAGATAATGATGATAATATGCACCTTCTTTGAGCATAAGTTTTGCCTTATTGATACGCTCAATTTTATCAGCAGATGTACCATTGACTGTATCGATAACATACATACCGTTTTTTATTTCTTCTTCTGGAATACCAGATAAGTTAGCTAAGATACGGTCTTCTTGTTGTCGTGAAGTCATTTCCGAATCAAAATACAGAATAGGCAATTTATCAATTACTGATAATTTTGTTGCCCAATTTGTAAGAGTGACAGATTTACCTGTCTTAGATTCGGCACACACAATGATTAAGTCGCCGCCAACTGCTCCACCAGTTAATCGATCAGTTTCTTGCCAACCAATTTCAAGTCCGGGTACTGTACATGGATTTTCAGCACGTTCTTTAAGTACCTCATCTGTATTTGTACCCATCTTATAGACTTCTTCTGATGTGGAACTGTTTACAGCTAAATCTGCCAACTTCTTATTAGCAAAAGAAACAAGTTCCTCTGGGTTTAACACTTCTGCCTTATCACTCATGACAAGTTGTCTTATCTCATCGGCAATAGACACAAGTGATTTACGTGTATAACTTTGCTTCACTTTGTCAATAAATATGTTAATGTTATCTGGTGGTAACTCTGATTCACCAAGAATCATAAGGTACTCCAAACCACCAAGTTTATTGACTTCATCTTTGCTTTTATCTGATGAGAGGACTTCCATGATCGCCATAGGTGTAGGCTTAATTTGCTTCGAATACAAATACATCATCGCCATGAAAATGTATCTATGTCCTTCTACAGCAAAATGTTCGGCAAATACTTCATTGGTTTCAACGTCGATAATCTTATCAGGATTCTTCAAACAAATTGAAATCAAGTTTCTTTCCGAACCGGGGTTGAATACCAAATCTTGTTGATTTGTTTGCGTTACGTTTGGAGGACTCGCTATCTTCTTTCACCTCCTGCATATTTTGTTTTGACATGGTAGCAATTTGTTCAGATATATCTAAACTTTGCTTATGTAGGTTGATGTGCCTAATACTATCGCTCATCAGGGTTACTACATAGCCAAAGGAAAAAATATTGGCTTTCTTTTTATGAACAAGATAATCAATTACACCAATAATTTCGTCTTTAGAATATGTTTTGAGTAAGTTGCTAATCATAATCATTGTTTGTTTAACATTCGAATTTACATTACAAGTATCTTGGAAGTGTTGCAGAACAAGTTTTGCATCATTCATAGAAGCACTTGATAATGTTGCTTGCCAAGAATTCGAATATAATTAAGCATTTCGAGTACACGTAATGCAGAACCAATTACTCCACCTTGACGGACATAACCCATAACTTTTGCAATATCAATTTGAGATTTACCTTTTACTTCAAGATTATCGTCTGACATGATGAGTAATGCACCAAATACTTTCTTTTCAATCAGGCTAAGTTCCCCTCTTAGCATGTTTTATTCTCCCCTTAAAAGGAGGCTCATGCATTATACATGAACCCCCTATGATTATTATGCCAAAACTACTTCTTCATCACCATCAGACGAATCATCTTGTGCATCTTGTGCTTTTGATGCGAATACGTCTTCCCACTTTTCACCTTGCAACAAACGTAGAATTTGTGCTGGTTCATGTGCTTTGAAATATTCTTCAAGATTAGTTTTGTTTTTAATCATTTCCTTATCAGAAGGAGAAAGTTGTTTTTCTTCATCAATGTCGATACGATAAGATGTGTCATCTTGACCAGTACCACGCCGACGAACTTTCAAATCAACATCTGTCAAATCCTTCTTTTCAGCTAACAAATCAGTACGCAAGTCACGCAATTCTTCAAAAAAACCAACACCTTGCTCCATGATTTCTGCACGATTCGTTTCACGATTAATTACATTGATCGCAAACCTGCGGGACATGCCATGTACTTGGGGCTGTTTGTTTGCCTTTGCCGCACGTCTAACTTCGCAAATTGGGCAATCTTTGCCGGGACAATTGATAGAACGCTTAGATGTAGGCCACCAATGTGTCCAGCGCATCATAGGTGCCTCATCAATTACCCTGATACGTGTAATTCCTACAGGGAAAGACGTAAATTCTGCTTTTTTAGACGATGTAGAACCTGTGCTTAAATCCCATCCACTCATTTAATTTCCTCCTAATTTTTACTCTCCAACAACAGAAGCAAGTGTTGACAGACGCTCATCCATCCACCGTTGACCTTCCATGTGTAAATATTGTACCAAATCGTTATGGATTTTAACAATAGATGATACAGTATTTCCACCATAATTTTTAGTGGCTTCGATAAGTACTAATTGAATGTCTGTAATTTGGTCATAACGACCCTTTTGATAAGCCAAATCTTCTTTCATGTTGACACCTCCCTAAAACATTGCTTAAAGTTTTCCACATCTATACCATCTGTTAAACGATAAGAATGTGTACTTTTCTTGATGCGTTGTTTTATTTTAGGGTGTTTTAAGTTGCCAACATACATTTGAATTGGCAAATCATCTGCTTCTCTATACAACAACCTGCTAAAGTCATTGAGAGAGGAAAAATATATAGGTGTTGCCAAAGTATTGACACGATGATGTATGTCTAACCTATGGTTGTCACCTATTGCAGAAAGAGAACAAGTGTGATACGCATCGAGAATACGGTTATAAAAATTCCAATCCTTGATGTGGAAAATCGAACCGTATACCACGTTATTTCCCCATGTTCTGTTGGAAGTGGGGAGTATAAAGGTGGATTTACTACGGAAATGGGAATAAAGTTTGCCACGTACAAATGCATGAGCAACGAATGTGCATGAAAGTTTAAGTAAATCTTGTGCTGTACGTGTTTGCAACTCGTTGCTGAAAAACATTAGCATCTTCTATAGAATCACTCCTTTCTATATTGGGATAGAATGGAACGGGCGTGTTCACCGTCTATAAAAAATTTACCTGCATTATCCGCATACCATTCAAGAACCTTATCCTTTGCGGCTAATTCGGAACTGAAGGACTGAATGGATTCTTTTGATGCTTTGAGAAGATACTTAGCCTTTTGTTCCCATTCATCCCTTTCTTTCTTCATTTGTTCTAACGCATCCAGCGCTTTTTGAATGTCATTTTTATTTGTATGCATGTATATACCAACTCCCTGTTACACACGTTATTGTTATATTAATATAACCTTCTCGAATCAGGATTTCAACATGCAAGGGAATGTCTTCTGATGAGTGAAGTACTATTGGTAGCATGTTCCACCTCATGAAAATAGGGAGATAGCTAATTAGCCATCCCCCAAGTTTATCTTCCTTCCATAAATACCTGCTTCTTTTAACCATATGAGGGTTGTTACGTATGAAGTGCCAAGTTCAGCACCAATTTGTTGAATGCTTTTATTTTCATCAACAAATTTTATACGCAACACTTCCTCAATTGGTTTGTTTTGAATTGATTCAACGTGTAGCATTAACTTTG